TACCTGCCACGGTAGCATCACCTTGTACGGTTAAATCTCCACTTGTTGTTAATGAACCAGTTATAGCAATACTACCACTAATTCCTTGATATGAAAATGTAGTTGGATTACCAAATACAAGTGAACTTGCTGATACTTGTGCAAAAGTTACATTGTCTGTAGTTGCAACTGCCTGTCCTATTGATACCGTTTGAGTTATTGCAGTACTACCATCAAATGATGCACCATCATTAGATAATGAAACTCCAGTTCCTGCATTCATAGTGAATGGAAAACCTACTGATATAGAAAAAATATCTTTTGGTGCCTCTATACCGACGGTTTGACCTGGGGCTGGAACATCAACTAAATCTTTCCGTTCTTTCTCTACATCCATATTGAAAACAAGTTTTTTAGGTGTGAGTTGTTTTTGAGTAGTTATCATACTATTGAATTCTTCAGGTATAATATAACCTAACATTTGAACTCCAAAAGTAGTTTTAATCAATCTTTCTTGTGCATCCATTTCACTTGCATCTGTAAAACTCTCAATTTTAGTTCTAAATCTCATCTTACCTGGTTCACCCCAATAGGCACCATCCGTATAATTAATTTTTTCAACTAATTTATTCATTTGTTCAATATAACTTGTCCAAATTGTAAATTCATAATTTAATATAACATAATCTGGTACAACTACATTATAATATTCTTTATTCGGTGTAACCCCAACCGTTCTTGAAAATTGATCGTAACGATTACTTTGAGAATATTTTTGTTGAAATGTCATCATTTGATTAGGTTTATTAGCATCTAATTTATCTACGGGTATATTTTCATTTTTCTCAATACTTGTTCTTTTAAATACTATTGCAGGTACGATAAGTTGTTGTCTCTTATCTCTCATAAACCCTTGTTTCTGTATACTAACCCATCGTTCAGGTGATGCATACATTACAGGTACTTGTACTGTTTCTTTATTTTCTTTTACAGATGGTTTTATAACTTCATTAAAATAGTACATTATAGCACTATCCATGTCCATAAGAGAAACCGAAATATTCTTTTGGTCATCTTTATCTCTACGGTATTCTCTAGCTCTATTAAAATCTTCTCGTATTGCAATTGAATTTAAATCTCGTCTTGCTCTACGTGATAATGGTTTAGTTCTTGCCATTAAAATGCCCTTGTTCTTTCAATATTAAGTGAATTAATTCTCGATAAGTGTGCTGTACAACTAATAGTCCAATTTTTATCTGAATCTCCAGTAATAAGTTGATTCTCATTAGTTCCATTAACTTCAAAATATCCGCTATTCCAACTTATAAAATCACCAATATCAGGTCTAAAATTAACCTGAATCAACATATCTCTTTGGAAATGAAAACTAACGTCTTGTCTTGTATCGGGCCCGAACTCATCGGTATTCCAATCAAAATCACCTGCCTCTATAATACAAGATAATTTTACTCCTGCCTTATATACTTTACCAGATTCTCCTGCTTCACCATACATATTTGTTTTAGTATCATAAACTGCAACCCTATATATGATTACATTTTGTCCTATAATGCCATCTTCACTTTGATACAAATTACCTACAAGTTCATCATTAAATCGTTTTGCTAAATCTGTATCTCTTGTTGGCCAAAATCTACTTGCCATTTGTTTATCCTATGTAAATTGGGTATGGAACTTTTTTCAACTTCTCCTGTAAGAAATCTGAAGCGTCTCTATCTGCCTCTAAGAGAGATTTTTGACTTGTTTGGTCTAACATTTCTCTAAGTTGTTCTATTAAAGTTTCCTTTTCTGCTGACGCTTCCGCTCTTAAAGTATCTCCATCTAATGAAACTTCTGAATTAGGTATAGGAATAGTCCCATATTTACTCCGAACCATACCTAATAATTCTTTTGATAAAGCTAATCCATATTTTCTAATCCATTGTTTACCCACATCATTAATATACTGATATTGCATATTATCAAAAGGAGCATTTGAAATATCAGAAACTAAATCATTAGACCCACTATAACGAGTTCTCGTTGCACTATCTCTATCTGATGCCTTTACCCACTCTACGTATAAACTACCTGTATTTTTACCTGTCCAGGGTGGAAAAATTCTTAATTTATTATTAACTAACTCAAAAGAATATGAAGATTTTCTAATCTGATCGTTAAATTCTATTGCCTGTACTCTAAGTAAATCAGCGTATACTGGCATTAAGGTAAATGATATTGCTGGTGATGAACCACCAAATCCAAATGCATCTAACATATTGTTAGTTTGTTGTCCTGTACCAGCGTAAGGGTCGAAATATCTTGTTATTGCAGGATCTGCTTCATAAAATACTCGTTTTACTTCCATTGCCCCACTAGCACTTTTATCTGCTACTAATGTATTTAAATCATACTCTTGTGAACCACTTCTAAGTGTTATTTTATTTTTATAAGTTTCTATTGAACCACCAACTTGAGCTTCACTACCATAAGTTTCTGATAGAAATATCTGTTCACCCATAGTATTAGCCAATCTCTTATGAGTAAAACTCGATCCTGTAGATTGTCCTTTTAAACTCAATAAATTGTCTTTTATATTAAATTGGTTGACTTGAGCAGAATATTCCGTTACAGATTCTTCAAAACAAGTAAAAAATTGAGTATCTTGAAGTTCTACCGCTGTTATTGGATAACCAAGTCTTTTTGCTGCCCAAGTAGCAAATTTATTAGCCGAAGAAGTAAATTCATTATCTGTATCATATAAACCCCAAGGAGTATCTCCTGAAGTAAAACTTGAACTACCTGGCCAGATTGCTGCCGCCATATTTATCTCCTAATATTAGAATTAATTAGTTTTATCTGTAAATAAATATCATCGCAACAAAAAAGGGGAATCAAAAAGACTCCCCTTTTAAATTCGAGATGATAAATCACCTCAATGATACTAAGTCAATTAGACATAGTTCACATCTGCTACGATGACCTGTCCATAAAATTCTGGACGAACCATTTTCTTCGCGTAACGTGTCATCACACCTTTACGTGGAGTAAAGTTCTTAGGATCGTAAACAAGAGGTGTCATTATCAAAGGAACATATGGAGCATAAACCGCACCTGTTTCGAGGAAGTTACTTCCGCGGAAACCGATAAGGATTTTATTCTCTAACATATATGGGTTTTTGTAAACCGTATATCTGTTATTTAACTGTCCAACTTTTTGTACACCCATAGCAAAGGACTTCTCAGTACCTTCACCAGCTGTATCAGCTGCGTATCCAGGAATACTCTCTATGATTGTTGCTGTTTCAGGTGAAACCACCATAAAATTAGCACCACCACGTAGAGTTTTCTGATGAATAGCGTTACTTACTGATTGTATTTTGTTTCCAAGAGTCTGGAACCATGCACCTTTTGTGTATGCATTGGAACTACCTGAAGATTCTTCGAACAACGAAGTTGCCGAATTATATTCATAGCCAACACGTGCTGACCAATTCTCTTTCTTAGCTGATGCCCCAGCGAACAACATATCAAGGATTTCTAAATCGATTTCCATAGAAATGTATTCACTTAACAAAGCTGTCAATTCAGCTTCTGCATCAACACTATGATAAGCGTTAAGGTCTTGTGCCAACTCAGGTGTCCATACAGCTTTCAACTTACGAGTTTTCGCGATGATCGGAATACTCTTTAACGCAATATCTAATTCAGGAATGTCGATATCGGTTTCAGGGTTTAGATCAATTTGAGCTGTCGTAGCTTCAAAATCTGTACGGGAATAATCTGTAGTAGCAACTTTGTGATACTTCACAACAATACCTGTTGGTACAGCAGCTTGTGATTTCAAGCAGATGAATGATACATCTGTACTTGAAGCACTTCTTGTAGTGTATGCTGGATAATAGGCATCTATTCCAGAACCACTAATAGAGAAAGCTCTTACACCATCAGGATCGTGAGTCACTAAGTCATTTGTTCCATCAACTGTAATCTTAACAAGACCATTATCTGCCATATGACCGGTAGATACTGAGCTTGAAAGATCAGGTTCGAAATCAACATCAACCCAAGCAACTGAAGCAGTTGTAAATGCATTATCTGCAACTGCGGCCGCAATAGTCAATGTATCAGAAGTTGTATCGTTGATAGAATATCCAAATTTACCAGCACCATAGAGTCCACCAGTTGCATCGGTGTTTGAACCTGATGTATTACCATATACATCTGCATTGTTAGTGTGTGCTCCTGTTTGGGCTGTACCGTATTTGAAGTCAAGATAGAAGATCAGTCCTGAAGGAAGGTTCATAGGCTGAACAGAAACGAATTCCTGTGCTGCTAATTCACCAAAGATCCTACGAACTAATGGAAGGGCTACGCCACTCCATTCTTCAGCATTTTGGCCACCAGTTCTGGACGCTTCATCAATTAACTGACGTGCTTGGTTCTCTAAAAGAACTGCCATACCATTAACTTGATGTTCAGCTTCCATACCTTCTAAAAGGCCTGTTGGCTCCCATTTCTTAACTAACTTACGGGTTTGTTCTAACAACTGACGTTGAGGATTATATCCATCCATCAACTTTTCAATTGTTGAAGTTTGTTTACTCATTTTTTTTCTCCCAATAAGAAAAGTTTTAAATTATGTTTGCTAATTTCTTGAATCTAGCTCTAACATCATCACCTTCAGTAATTACTTCTTTAGTGGGTTTAGTTGAGGCAACGGCTTTAGAAGATGAACCTTTAGATTCTTTAATCGGTGCAGATTTTATCTGACCAAAAGATTCTGCAAGTGTTGAGAAAACAAGTTTAATTTCCCTAAGATTCTTAGTTCTATCAAAAGTTTCAACAACTTTCATTTTCTGTTCGTTACTTAAACCGTACGCACGGAATAATTTGTTAGTGAACAATAGTTTTGCGTTCAATAAATTAACTTCGTTAAGTTTAGCACGTAAATATTTTACAACATCTCTGTGCTCTTTAATCTCTTTTTGAAGTGTAGCAAGTTCTTCCACGTCTGCTTCTTCTTCATCTTCCTCAGAAAGTGCTTTCAACACTTCTTCAAGGTCAATGTCTTCAGTATCAACTTCAGCTTCTTTTGCTGGTTCGTCATCTTCTACAGATGTACCTGCATCAGGAGTTGATTCAACTTTGGTATCTTCAGGATTCTCTGAACCTTCAGGTTCATCAGAACCTTCGCCTTCAGGACCCTGTGCGCCAGTTTCAGATGAATCTGAACTATCAGCCGAAGGTTCTTTGTTATCGGCATCGCCGATATCAGAAGAATCTTCTGGTGAGCTCTCAGCCACTTTTTCGTGACCATCTTCAGTACCTTCATCTTCATATTCTTCAGATACTTCTTCTTCATCATCTTCATCTTCGAGTTCACGAAGGATAGCTTCAAGATCAAGTTCATCGACTGTATCGTCATCTTCATCAGTTTCTTCTTCTTCTGAAACGTCAAGAACATCTTCACCCTCATCTTCGAGAGGAGTATCTTCTTCGACTTCTTCTTCATCTTCTTCAGAAACTACAGGTGCATATTTTACACCATCGATTTCGATTACTTCTGCAGGAACTTCTTCTTCTTCATCTTCATCAGATATTTCAGGAGCAGGTTCTTCTACAGGAACTTCATCATCTTCAGCTGAAAATTCAGGAGCTTCTTCATCAGAAACTTCATCATCTTCTTCTTCGATTTCGTGTTGAATCTTCTGTGCTAACATTGATTTTAAACGTGGAGTAAATGCTTCTTCAAGCGCCATTTTAGCATTCTCAAGAGCTGTTTCACGAACTGCTTTTGCGTCTGCGATGGCTTCTTTCAATAAGTCATCCATTTTATTTCTCCAATAGGATTTCAATATAGTTATTGGGAACTATAATTTTATTATTATTATTCAGGTACACTATAAGAAGTACGAATGTACAATAGTGTATTTCGTTTTATATAAATATATACAAATTAAAAAAAAAGTCCCTTCTCAGAAACTTTTTTCATCGCGTAATCTATTATAAAAATTACGTCTTTTAGCTCTATTTTTCTTTTCTCTACGTTCTTCTGATGGTTTTGTGTAATATTGTCGTTCTTTCAACGTAAATAAAAAACCATCTTCTTTTACTTTTTTCTTAAATCTTGAAATTGCTCTCTCAATCGATTCATTTCTTTTTACTCTTACTTCTATCATTTATAACCTCTACTCATTTTGACTATCTATACTTTTTTCCAACTTCTTTTCTGACTTCCCTATCCATTCTGTTAATGATTTTTTCCCACTGCCTTTTATATTTCACTATAATTTTTGGTACTTTTTTATTATCTTTCCAGATATCATCATTACCCTTCCAATATTTTACAACACCATTCCACCTTTTCATTAACATACTAACAGCAGTTTCTACATCTTCCGTTACTACTTTTTTTGATTGATGTTTTTCCATCTCACTTTTTAAAGTAGGTAAAGGTTCACCAAATTTTCTTTCATTTATCAATTTTTTTAATTTAATCATTAGTCTGTTTCTTTTTCAGCTTTATAATTTTTATCTACATAATTAAAAAGGTCTTTTTTCTTCTCGTCATCTAATTCATCTGGAGAACTTACACCAAACTTTGCCAGTGCTTTCTTAAAAAATTCTTCATAATCACCTTCTTCAATTGAATTACTTTCATAAGTTTCATCATCATGAGTTTCATCGTGACCAGGTTCATGAGTTTCATCATCCATTTCATAATAACGACCAACAATATGTCCCATATCTTCATATAATGCACTCATTCTTTCTTGTAATCCTTGTGCTTCTTCTGCGAATTTACCAAATGATTTTGATAATGTGGTAAGTTCTTTCATATTACGATTTACAGTAACTTTATCAAACCAATCATCTGTTTCACTTAATGTATAGGTTTTTGCTTTAGTAGCAATTTCTGAAAGAGAACTTGCAATTTCTTTTAGATTTTCTTCTCTATGAAGTAAATTACCCAATTTAGAAAATGTACCCATTGCCTCTTTTATTTCTTTTGCAGAAACTTTTTCTTGAGTACCATAAATATCTTCTACGATATCAGATAGCCCTATTCCACCACTACCGCGGTTTAATGCTGGTGTAGTAATCAATCCACCCACAAGTGAAAAGTTTTCTTTTACTAAATCTTTTAGTTTTGCCATTATTATTCTCCTATTACTATATAAATATAAGTTATCTGGTTTTTCGACCACCTAAATATTTACGAAATCTTTTTTCTACTTTACTCCATAAAACTTGTAACATCTCCCTAACACCTTTACTGGTATCACGAACATTTCCTTGTTTAATACCACGAATCAAGTCCATAGCATCATACTTACCATCTTTTACACCACTTAACATTATTGCAATGGCTCTTTGAGATGATTTATTAAAAATCTGGCCCATTTCTTTTACATCTTGTTGAACGTGTCTAGCGGCTTCTGCATTTGAATATGATTTACCATGTACTGAAAACTCTTTTATCCCAGCTTTTTGAAATTCTTCAAATAATTTAGTCAAATCATCAGATTGTTCATCTAATCTAAAGTCTTTCCAAGTATCCCACATATTTTTAGTATAGTTCATATTTTATTCCCAACCTTCATCTTGTAAAAATTCAATACCACTCATAGCCTTTATAGAGTATTCTCGTCTTGCATTATCTAAAGATAACCAAGTTTTATATACTACATTATTATTCACATTATAAATTTTCTTTTTATAAAATTTAGTAAGTGTATTTAAATCCTTATCAATTTTTTTTGCCATTTTAACTAATCTAGCCACATCAGATTTTTTTATTTCTTTTGCTTCATTTAAATCTTCTTCTTTTACAAATGATTTACTAAATCCTGTAAAGATTTTACCCAATTGTACAGTTCCACCGAGATTAGTATCTAACTTAATACTCTCGTTTATAGAACAACAAGGTTCTCCATGATTACACTTATCACAACAAGAATCTTCTGTTATAAGGTCTTTTAATTTTATCATTACTTTAATTTTCTTATTACTAATTTTACTATTTTAAGATAATTAGCTAAATCTTTTCTAAGATTACCACTATGTTTGTACCGTGCCTTATTAGGAATTGATCTATCCTCATCACCTTCTTCATCATAAGCTTCAATTGCAACTAAATCCTGTGGGCCACTTCCACCTGGACTTGTAGCAGCTAAAGTTTCCCAGGGTGTTGCATAAAATTGTTTTTTAGTTTTTTTATTATACCAACTCCAATTATCAGTTTGTCTATCAACTTCAAATCCATATCCATTAATTTTTGTACGCCTTAGTTTTTTCGCCATAGCTTTTTGGCCTTCATAATCCGAATCTCTATCTTCCATTATAAGTTTTTTTAATTTTATCATCTTAATGCCCTTAGTACTTCTTTAGGTGTAACATTACCAGTTCTCATATAAGATATATCTTCTGGATTCTTTATAATTTTTTTTATGGTATTTTTTTCTGAAGAAGAAAGTTTAAATAAATTATCATAATTAATCATCCTGTCAGGTGAATGTCCAACTCCACTAACATATTTTCTCACCATATTAAAATAAACAATTTTCCACTTATTCGCAGACATTGATTTATCTACGACTATCTCTATTTCTTTCCGTCTACCACCAGATCCAGGAAGAGCACTTCCTATTTTAACTGGTGAGGTTCTTTCTAATAAATCTATTAATTTAATCATTATCTTAAACCCACATTTCTTCTCATCATTTTTACTTTATCGTTTAAAGTATCTAAATGTTGTACAATTAATACTGAATCAATATCACTTTGACTGAGTTCTTTATACATATCCATAAGGTCATCGGCTAAATATTTAGCATTCATTTTCAATAAACGAGCTTTTGTTCGAGTAATTTCTTTAGCTTCATTTTGAGATTTCTTTTCTTTAAATACCGAAATATTAAGTTTTTTCCGTTTCATACTTCTCTTTTTACCGATTTTCTTTTGTAATAATTTTAAAAGTTCATCATTTTGATTTTTATCTAAATCGAAACTAATTTCAATTTTATCTTTATCATCTGGAAGTTGTGGGGGTATTATCTTAACTTTTACTCTTTTCACACCAATTTTTTTGGTAATTGGTAAAATTGTTCTTTTCATGAACATTTTATTACCTGTTATTGATTGTTTCATGATTTTTCTTTCGTAATTATTGCTAAATATTTTTCAGCTAAATGTCTTTCTCTACCGTATTTTCTATGTTCCCATTTTTTTCGTAAACTCATTGGTAAATCTTCTTCATTCATCCCTCTATTCACAAACGAAGCAACTCGTCGTGCATCAACTGGACGAACTTTTCTATATCGAAATTCTTCAAGTGTTTTCAACCATTTTGATACTTCTTTTACTGTACATCTTTTACTTTCATTTACAGATTCTTTTTTCTGAAATATTCCAGCCTGACCAAACCCTCTAGCCTTATTTAATGCCTTCCACATACGAACCATCTTACTCTTATCTGCCCATTTTCCTAATTTAATAGGTCTATGACCTGATAAATACCATAAATTACCATCTTTATCTACTTCAACCTGTAAGGTATACATTTCTTTTTTACCAAAAGTTCTTTGTTCTACATCAATAAAAAATCCAATCTTATCTTTACTTTTACTAAATCCTCTTTTCATCTGTTTGGCTGTTTTGGCCCTTATTCCTGCTTTTCTCAATGATTGAACAATACCACCTAAATAAGTATCTATGCCTATATCTTCATTTACGGATTCATCAATTGCTTTTGGGTATTTTGTTTTCTTAGCAAGTTGTAAAAGTTTTTTTATATCGGCTGGTTTATTTCTGTTAAATTTATTAGCGTTCTTTTTATCTTTGAAGATTGCAGATACTTTTTTACCATTAACATCAATCATAATGATAATACCTTTTTTACCAAAATATCTTTCATCAGATACAGAGATGCGTTCATTTACGGATTCTGCAATATCTTGTGAACTATAATTTATCGAAAAATCACCATCAAAACTAGCTCCCATACCAGCCTTTTTAATATCTTTAACTATTTTTTTTGCTAATATAGCAATTTTCTTTGATTTTTGGTCTCGATCACTTCGATATAATTCTGCAAATTCATAATTTGGTTTAATAGAATATGCAAACTCTTGTCCATCTGGTATTTTTTGTGCTATTCTGCCCCATGAGGACATACTCCCACCTCCAGAAATTGGTTTTATCCTATGTTTTTTCATTACTTTCCGAACAAGTTTCGCACCATCTTTGTACCAGGACGGTACTGCTTCATTTACAGATTCTTTTAACTTCAACGCTTTAACTGCACTTTTAGTACTTGTTATAATTTTTTCTAATTGTGGGTTGAATTTAGTTTTTATAAATCTCCTATGGTCAAATTCTAATGTTTTAGATAGTTGAGTAAAAGCTCCAGGTTCATAGTATTTACCATCTTTCGTCATATTATATATCTTTTGTAATTGCATTGCTGCTTCCAACACCGACAATTCTAAATTTGTATTAGCTCTATGTAAATGTGTTAATCTTTTTCCAAGAACTTTTATTTGAGCTTTTACGCTTGGTTCAACAGCTTCTAATAGTTTATTTTTAGAAATTTTTGCTATTTGTGGAATAAATTTATGTAGTTTTTTTTCTAAATCTAATTGAAGTTTATATAATTCACTGGTCATCAAACTAAAACCTTTATTATATGGAGCGTCATCAATATGACCTCTCAAAATTCTTATTCCTGTTATTATATCTTCTATTCCTTCTTTCATTTTACGATACGCACGAAATGCTTTCATACCTTCATTTACGGATTCGGTTTTCCATCCTTTTTTATCTGCCATTCTTTGTAGTTTAATCCAAGAATCACGAAACGAACCTTTCATTTTTCTCCATTGACTTGGGCTAGTTTTCTCTATATGTTTAAAATATCTCCACACACCTTCCCAATTAGGTTCTACATTAATAGTTCTAGCTTCATTTACGGATTCAGTTTTCCAATTATTTACTCCACCCATTTTCAATTTACCATCAGCTTTTGCTGAAAATTTCTTGGGTGCTATCTTTTGAATTCCAAGTAAAATTGATGCCACTACTGCATCATATGGTTTTCTTGCTGTTTTAGTGAAACTCCAATCACCTTTTACTTTCTTAGTAATATAAAAAGTTTCATGGTCTAAATCTTCTTTACCATCACCATTTAACCATATTTCTTTATTATTTATTTTTGGATTACCTTTACCAAAACCACCTCGAATGACAATTCCACCTCGTTCTGCTCTTTTAATTACAGTTTTTGTAAGTCTAACAATCTTAGACCACTCTTGTGGAGTAAAATCTTCTGTATGTTTCCAGTAATTACTATAACCTTCAGTAAGTACTGTAATTACTTCATTTACGGATTCCCAACCTGTAAAACCAGTATTCCATCTCCACAATCCACTTGCAGCTCTTACATATTTTTCTTTTGTTAATTGTTTCCAAGTCTTTGCTAATTGAGTTGAAGTTGGATTACCATTATCTCTGTATATTTTTTTAATATGTTTTTTAGAAGGTAACTCGCCTCTTTTCTTTATTAATTGAGTTATATATTTTTTTGGAATCGGGCCTGGTCTAAACATATCTTGCCAAAAAGAAACTGCACTTTCATTTATAGATACGGATTCTGTTATACCAATTCTTTTTAGTACTTTTTCCCATTCTTGGGGCCACATTCTCATTCTTTTTCGTGGAGGTAATTTCCAATATAATTTCCAAAGTTTTTTAGAATCTTGTGGTTTTAAATCTAATTCTTTTTTCATATGTTTGGCAAAAGCTCGTTCTCCACCACCTTCTTGATAATGTTCCATTGAATTTATCAACTGATCAATCAAAAAACCTAAACCAACATCACCAACTGATGCACGCTCTTGTTTTAAACGACTTTTTTCGGCTCTTCCACGATTTTTAGATTGTGTTTCAAATCCCACAATTTTGCCTCCCTTATGTGATGCATCTTTACCATCACCGTTACCATAAGTTCCTTTTTTTCTATTATATTGATTTAATTCAGCTCTATATTTCTTTGCCTTGGTAGATGACTGAAATTTCTTGTATTCTGCTTTATAATCTCTTTCTTCTTTTACATCTGGAGTTCCAGATAATGTATATCCTAACTGTTCTGCGTTATCTTTTCTCCATTGTTCAAATTCTTTTATTCCTTTTTTATCTAAAGTATCTTCACTACCAAATCCTTCATCTACATCTTCATCTACTTTATGTTCTCTATCTTCAGGTCCAGTTCCACCAGGTGATTTTAATTTATCTCCTTTTACAGTCATTGTATATCCACAACTTTCTAATTCAGTACGAATCACATCTCGTAATTTTCGTAAAGTTTCTTTAGCTACCTTTTCTGGTTTTCCAGAATGTTTAGTAGATGCAAAATCTTCTGCATCTTCATCACCTATTCTATCAGCAACATCTTTTACTTTAGCTGAAACATCTGATGGTGAAAGTTCTCCTTTTTGTAGAGCGTGAACCATTCCCATAAATCTTTGTTGGGATTTAGACTTGGCCGGCAACTTATTCTCCCCGAATAATCTGGTTAATTAGTTCCTCTGCTTTACAATATGTACCACAACTTCTACCTTGAGTTGTCTCAACTCCCTCACTTATAGGATGCATAAATGCTCCGTGAGTAGATGGATTAGAAACAAAGTCAAATGCTATTAATTCAAAATCATCTCCGACTTTCATCATAGGTTGTTTTCCATCTTCACCTTCTACTGTCTCTACTGAACCCATTCCACGAGAACTGATACCGAGTTTTATTCCATTTTTAAATAATTCTCTTAAAATCTTACCTGCAGGTGTGGTTAAAATCTCTACCGTACCTAACAAATTTAAACCTTCAAAATGCATTTCAGTAACATTATGAGATACATTTTGTAAATTCACTACTGAACTATCTGGATGGTCTAATTCTCCCATAGCACGAGATTGTTTTATAAAATTTTCATTATAATTTTTTGCTTCACGAGTTAAAATTTCTCGTGGGTATACTCTACCATTTTGGTTTTTTGCATCTGCCCTTTGTAATACACCTTTTACTACCAATTTTCCATTATTTTCTTTCATGGACTCGGTAATTTTATGTTTTGGTATATCAAATGGTATATAATCTACAATTAATTGTTTCATTATTTCACCCTTTTAGTTATTTTAACCATATCTCTCATAAAGGCCGTTACATGTTTTGTATATGAACTCACCAATTGAGTTTGTAATCTATGGTTTTTAGGATCGGCCTGTAATCTATCACTCAACTGATACATTGCCTTACGATATCTTCCTTCTATTGTACTCAAATTTCTTTCAAGTTTTCTTGCTTTTATTTTATCTTTAGTATCTTCAGATACCTCTTGATATCCACTTCCACTTGCAATTGACTTTCTTCTGTCCTTACCCTTACCAGCTCCCCAATATGGTGTATCATAAGTTCCACTTCCACCATATGCTACACCTGCAGAAGCCGTTGTCGATGCTTCTTCTATTTCTTTTTTAATTAAAGTACGAAGTAATTCTAAAAATCGACCTCTATTTATCTTTGTGGACATTATCTAATTCCTTAATAAGTTCATAGTATCTCATCAAAGCAACAACATGAGAATCTTTCACATATTTACCTTTACTTGCCATATCCGTATGAGAAATAGCTTCAGTTAATTTAATTTTAGTTATTTTATCATTAACCTGACGTAAATGTGATTTTAAGATAGTTTTTACTTTTACAACTTCAGCAGCTATGAATTCTTTTAGAGAATTAGTGTTAGAAAGATTATTGATATATTCCCTCAATAAATCTTTTTGATCTTCACTTAAAGTACTGTATTTTTTATTAAATTTATCAACTAATAATTGATAAGTTAATAATCTGATATCTTCATCATTTTTAGAAAAAGATGTTTTAGATTTTTTACTGGTATGAGTAGGTGAAGTAATATTTTCCATTAAAGTAACTTTACTATCAGTTTCTATGACAGCTCCATAATCTTTACGAGAAGATTCACCTTCAAATATATTATAAATTGAAGCTAATACCTTATAATTAGGAATTCGTGAATTAAAAAATGCGGTTAACTCGTAATTTTCTTTAATTATTTTAATTAAATTAAATTTCTCATTTTTCAGCCGCCTATTTGATAATTTTCTTCGATTTTTAATTACTGCCTCTACTAATATTTCGGCATGTTTTAAATTTTTGTACTTTTGTTCCAATAAAATTTTATAAAGTTCATTTTCTTTACCCAATTCAGTTTTAGAATTGAAATATTCCTTCAAAATTTTAATCGAAGAACTGTCAGTTTCATTGTTCAACACATCAACAGTTATTTGACGTGTCAACAATTCAAACAAAATCCCAGTATTTTTGATTTTGCTATGTTTTTTATTATAGGACATTAATTGCTCCGTTTAAATACATTTTTGTCGTACATATATAAATATAAAAACTTCAAATAAATATACACATATACGTTATTCTTTATTTACAAAGTCTTGATATTCATTATCAATTTCATCCGACTCTGTTGTCTCTTTTAGTATCTGTTTTTTAGAAATTTTCGATGTACCGTCCATAGATTTTTTCAATGCATCGTAATGAGAAAGTGCTAAAGGAACTTTTTTCCGACCTAACGGATCTCTACCTCGTGCACTACCATCTTTTTCAAATTTACTCATCTCTTTAGGTCTACCTGCACCTGGTTGTCCACCTTCTGGTGCTCCACCTTTATCAAACATAGAACCCATTGCTGTATCTTCGGGTTCTTGTTGACCTTCTTCTCCAGTAGTTCCAATGGCTGCCAAATCACTTGGTGTACCAACTGCTTCTTCACTTTGAGCTGGATCATTACCCTCTACTGAAATCTGTTCAAATCTAAATTTCTGTTTTTGATCTTGTACTAATTCTTTCTCTAAATCTTTTATTTCCTCATCACTAAAATTGAATACATTTTTATATACCCATTCTGATGGTAATAATTGATTATCTTTCACATCACGAGCTAAATTAACTTTATTTCCCCACAATTCAAGTTTTTCTTGTTCATAAATTGTAGATGGATTTGTTAATGTTAATTCAAAGTTTACCAACTCCTCATCTGTAAATCCTTGTGCATATAGATGAACTACTGCAATCTTTGTTAATTCACTTGTTATAATTCTTTGGATTCTTTCAATTGTTCTTGCAAATCTTACATCTTCTGCTGCAAGTGTTGCTTTACTACCAAGTCCTTCTTCATATCCAAGAAATGCTTTAGGAATTCGAAGTGCTGCCAATAATCTATTTTTCAAATACTCTAAGTCATCTGTAGTTTCATATGTCATACCAGGAAGATTATCAACTTGAGTACCACTATCTCCACCCCTAACAGGTAAGAAAAAATCTTCCGTTAAATTCTGTATATTGAATTTCAAATTATAATCACCAGTACTCTCATCAATAAAAGGTGTTTTCTTCATCTTATTGATTATTCGTTGCATATAATTATCAACTTCATTTGGTGGTATGTTACCAATATCAATCTTAAAAATTCTCTTTTCTGGAGCTCTCATTACACGGTGAATCAACATAGCATCTTCCATCAATGTTGTTTGTTTCCATACTTTCCGTGCTCCTTCTAACATAGATTTACCATACGGAACTAAATTACTATCACTCAACAATCTAAAGTGAGCAATTTGAAAATTCTCAAACTCTACTTTTCCATGTTGACGTTGCATACTATGTAAGTACGGATGAGTTTGTTCCATAGTTTCTAAATAAAATTTTGTATAATATGGATTTTCTGGATCTTCTCCCTCTGACCTAATCACCTCGTATGGTGATAAAGGAATTACATTTGTGATTCCATATTTATCATTTATATCTAAATGTAAAAAGAAATCTCCATATTTACACATATTACGAACCCAAGGCCATAGATTGAATTCTACATTCAATATATCATAAAAAAGATTATGTAGAATCTCATAGATATTTTTATTATCACTATGAATCTCTACTACATTTCCATACTCACTTTTCATCGTAGATTCATCTGAATAAATGTCTAATGCACTCGATATAATAGAGTCTGCATCCATTGTTTCATAATCCTTGAATAATCCAAGTCTGGCGGCCATCACTTGATGTACTGTAGAATATCCAGTACCTATCAAATCTAACCCACTATGTAGTTTAGAATATCTATCTACAAGATGACTTCTCACCCCATGTTGTAGCATATCAGTATCTGCAATTTTTAATTTACGTCCACCAACATTTCTAACTATTACGTTTGTTGAAAATAATCGTTTTAACCGACCAAATAATGATTTATCAGCCATTTTTTACCTCACTTACAAGAGCCATTCCAAAGACTCTTTCTGTTTATTAACATCCCACTCCCAAGAATCATTTTTATTTTCTTGGGGAGTATATAGACCATCAAGTTCTATATGACTAAGAGTTTTCTTAGTAATTTCTATACCTTCTTGTCTTAATCGCAAAGCTGTATCTCTAACCCACAAACCAATAGCAAAAGACATAACTAAGTCATCGTTATATCCTGCCATTGCTTCTGCTCTATTATTATGATAAATAAATGTAAATAATTCATCTATCAATCTACTTGAATGAACCACTACTGATTCATCCCTAAAGTATTCCTCTAACTTTGCAATAATCAAAGGTCTTGTTCTCGTGGTGGTACTAAAACCAGCCACCATATTTTTTTCTACTGCTCTATATCGATTATTCAACTGATGTTGAACATCAACATATCGCAAATCTTTACTCGTATAAAATAGATTAGGATACTCCCTATCTATTACTTGTTGGATGGTTGCCCAACCAATATTATTGTTCTCTATAATAAGTAGTGCATCATTATATTCTGTTGATATACTAACCAACATATTACCAAAATCTTTAGTATTTATCCTACCTTTATATTCTGCAACCTGTTCTACATTCTCCACATCAATAACATGAAATGCACTATAATCTGCACTATCTCCACGACCCACATCTGCACACACTACATAATTCTTTGTATAGTTAGGAGGCTCCCATATCCATACATTACTATCTATTCCTCGTCGTTCAATTGGATCTCTAACCATAGTTTCTCTACAATTCTCTAATATCATACCTTCTATTACTGTAGTTCCAGAAGTTAAAAAATCACAATCACATTCTTGAGATGCCATTGTTGCACCTAACAAAGTATCTTGTTCATCTCTCCACTCTTGGTCTCTATCTGGATGTACCGTCCAATGTAATTTAATAAAATTAAACATACCACTACCTTCTTCGGATTCCACCCACGTTTTATGAAACCAATTTCCAACACCATTTGGAGTAGATAATGCTAAACATTGTCCACCCGTTGTTAATGTTTGTTGTGCTGCAGTCCATATCTCATCTATCTTATCAATAAATGCTGCTTCGTCTAATACCAATAAAGATAGTGCTTCAGACCGTGCTGCTTCTGGTCCTGATGCTACTGCCTTTATCTGTGAACCATTTCGATACCGTAAATTTAATTTATTGTCCTCTACACACTGCTGTTTCAACCAACTCGGTAAATTTGCGTGCATAACACGAACTTTTGTTACTAAATTCTTTGCCACATCTTGTTTCGTTGCAATTACCAAAATATTCTTATCAGAATGAAAAGTCATCATCCATAAAGAGTATCCAGCAGTAATAGTAGATATACCAAGTTGTCTTGCCTTTAATATTATATTAAAACGATTTTCTTGAATTTCATTAATAGTTTTTTCTTGAAAATCATACAAATCAAAAGGTATTTTACCTTGTATTGGATGCTGAATCATACAGAATTTTCTCATAAAATATGCAGGATCTTTTACACATTTTATGTATTCTTGTTTAATTACTTCCTTGAGTGGTGTAGGATTTGACATTAATTAGTTAATTGACCGGCAAGGTACACAGGTACCGCGACGGACACTACTCCATATGTAAAATATAACCATTTATTTTCATACCAACTTGGTTTCACGAGTTTTACCTTTTTTTCTATCAATTTTGACTTTTCTTCCAAATCTGCAATCGTTTTATCTTTATTTACGATTATTACTGAATCTGTTTGGGCACTTTCTTCTAAATTCTTAATAATAGAGTTGAGATCATTGATAATTTTAGTATTTAAACTATCTTTAACCTGCAAATCCGTTATTTCTTTAGTAAATCCCAAAACTTCTTTTTCAGTAAAGTTATAAGTCTTTTCTTGTGAAAACACGAGTCCTACTAACAATAATATTTTGATTAAATTCTTCATATATACATATATATCAGTTTACTTGGAAAATTTCTTCAAAAAGTTTACCGCCTCATCTACATCACCGATTTCAGAGGCTTTTTGAGCCTTTTTAATATCTGCTTTAGTAGTTTCAACCTCTTTTTTCAATTTTTTCACTTGAGTTTTGTTTATTTTCTTCTTAGCTTCAAGTTGTTTAACTTTTTTCTCAGTTAATTTTACTTCTTTATCTTTTTGTTTGATAACATCATCAAGTTTTTTAATTTCTTCTTTTTTCTTCCCTGAAAATAAAGTACCTAGCCCTAATACAGCTAATAGTCCCCCTAAAAATCCCAATATTGCTTGCCACACCTTTGTCATTTAACTTCTCCTAAATATGAAAGACCTGCACCATGTACAAGTTCATCCATTGTTACAGTTTCTTTCTCGAATTCTTCAAATTCTTGTAAATCCATCAATCTTTTAATAATTCTATGATATACACTTAAAATATCATCAAGTTCTACATTATTACCCATTTTTAATTGATATTCTTGTGCTACCTCACCAAGAGTTGCAGTCATATCCATTAATTCAAATATAATATCTTCAGGTAGTATTAATTTTCTGCTCATCTTTCAACTCCATTTCCAACTGTTCTATATATTCTCTTGCCTCTGTGACTAACTTGTCTAAATTCTCTTGTCCCATAGACCAATTTTCCTTTTCTAATGCTGGAGTATCAATGCCAACCTGATTAAAAAACTGAGTTTTTCCACCTCTCCCCTCAAACTCATCAATACTCTGTTTTAAATCTTTTAAATATGCTTTTTTATTTTCTATTATTTTACCCTTTTCATACTTTTCATACTCACCATTCATACGAAGTTTATTTTCCATCTCTACATGACAATCAAAACATTGATTTTCAAGTCTCCAAAACTTATTATCAAGTTTTTTCTTCATTGTCTTTTTACAAGACGGACAAAACCAAGGCATCCTTGCTTCTTTCATCACTTCCGATAATTTATCTATCTTATCACCTTGTTTTTCGGGTTCTTTACCACTATTATATCCAACCATTATCCTTTTTTCAGGTTCTCTACCCGACATCAAATCACCTAAGATTTTATTTTGTCTTTCTTGTTCTTTACTATATCCCATTATAACTCCTAACCAAACTTCAAACTACCAAGTATTTGATTTATGGGTGCAAAAGCTCCAGTAAATTTATACATTTTACCTTTATACTTAAACACCACTCCCTCACTTGGAACAACTGCTTCTAATCCACCAATTGCCTGTAATTTCTCTATTTGTATTTTTAATTTCTTTAACTTATCTACGTTACCACCACTTTTCAAATCAGATAAAGCTTTAATAACTTCTTTTCTAATTTTTTGAGTAGCTGCATTTGGTGATGCTGCCATAAACCCACTTATATTTTTCAATATTTCTGCACCAACTTCAAAAAATAAAATTTCAAATGGTTTTATATTATTTTTAAAAATCTTTTGAATATCATTTTTATCTGTAGATACTATCCAATCTAAAAAGTTAGGTTCATCTTTAAAATCTTTTCTAATATCTCTTATCTTATATGATTTATCAAAAAATGCCCATCTATTAACCAAACTAACAAACTGATTTGGTTTTAAACTAATTCCAAATTGTTTAGATGCGTTAAAAACATACTCTCTCCAAAAAGCTTCGTGATATTCTCCTAATCTATCCGAATCTTTTAATGCATAATGTGATTGTAATTTAGATAACTTTCCTAAAAATGTTCTTTTCTTTCTACCAAAATCTTGATGTTTTGGTACTGTAAGAAAATTTGGTCTACTAATCTTAAATCGTTTCTGTATATTTGCATTTATTTGTCTAATCATACCTTCTAACATTCGAGCTGAATCTCTGGGTTGTCCAATTGGTTTACCACTATCATCATATTCTATCGCTCCGTGAAATACTATTTCTGCAACATCATAATCGATAATATTAGCAGTTTTAGGATACATAATCTCTAAATTCATCCACTTTGTACCATTACCAAAAATCTTTTCTTTTTGTTTATCACTTAATCCACCAATACCTCTTTCTAAATCTTTCATTGCACCTACAAATGCCTTTTCTATATCACCTCTACCACTAAATATACTTTTAACACCACTTGTAGTGGGTGCTGATTTACCGTGATTTTTCAAATGACCTTTATTACGAGCTGCCCTCAATTCACCATCAACCCAACTAATCATAAGATTTTGACCATCGAGTTTCTCTGTAACATTATCTTCTCGATTAAGTTTTCCTCCTAACCCATTAATAATTATCGTTTTCAAATCTGAAAATGTAAGATTATTGTCATCAAATGGATGACTCATATGTCCATAGGCTCCGCCCATAAGTAATAACTCCTTTGTTTCATTTGTTATGTCTATTTGTTCTTTTAATTTTTTAATTTTTTTAGCACCACTAATGGCCTGTTTCATATCAAGAGTAATCGAACCATCTATATTTACAGTTGGTTCTCCAAAAAATTTTATAATTTCCCAACCCATTTTATCAACTATACTATTTATATGAGTTTTCCACTTTGGAAATGGATTATCAACACTATCTGTATTTTTTGTATTTTGATTTACAGTATGACCAAAAGTAACTGTAGGTGTTCTTTCCATTTTAGCAAAAGAATAATCAAATGCAGGATCAACAACTCCTTCTGCCCTATCGTTTAAAATATCTGCTAATACTTCCCAACCTATTATGCTTGCGTGTCTTGGTGAAATTCGTTTATAATCTGCAAATGATTTAAAAAAATCATACATTCCCTCATCAGATAAACTTGATCCCTTAAAACTTGAACTAAATCCACTAACCTCTTTTATTAATTTTTTAACTTCTGGTTGTGAATAAAATTCATATAATTTTCTAAATTTATTAGTCATCATATTAAAAACACCCTTGTCAAAATAACCAAACATTTTTTTAAATAATTTTTTTCTTTTTCCACCACCTTCATATTTAGAATGACCTAAAAGTTCTCTCATAGAAGTTCCACTCACTTCTAATCCACCTGCACTTATTGAAACGTGGGGTGCTGAACGAACATATCCGTGTTGTCTCCACCCAGTCATTTTATTCTTATTCTTATTATAATCTTGGAAGTACTTACCACCAGTTAATCTTTCACCCTCTTTTTCACCAAATATATAAACTACTGCTGTAGTTTCAGAATCAAACTTCTTAAGAACATTTCCTGCCTTATAAGGTGTTCTTTCTTGTATAATACGATTTTTAGGCACTCCCATTTTCACCATATGACGAACTTTTTCTCTAAAATTCATTGGATGGCGTGGTAATGATTTAATATTAGATGTAGTGATATATGCTACATCAACTTTGGATTGTAACCACTTAAAGGTTTTCAAATGGTGGGGCCCAAACGGTTGAAACCGTCCACCGTATACACCTACGATTCTTTTAATTTTTGATTTCTTTTCGTTCACATA